ACCGTAGTCGTAAAGCCAAATAATCTAGTGTAACCTATGTTTTGAAATGGTTTTACCACCGTTCCATCAGCTAAGGTTATACTCTCATTGATCTCTCTTAATGCACGTCTAACAATGTTAGTACCTGTTCTAGCTATTTCTGCTGGGAAAGATACAAAGTTTCCAATAGGTAATTTTCTTAAACCTTTTACAAAGTCAGACACATAATCGTAGTTAGGTATGTTGTTTCTTACAACGTCAGCTGCTTCTTGTTTTAAAAATTGGTCATCTAGTTTTATATCTACTCCGTTTCTTTTAAACCATTGTCCTCTAACAAGACCAACCTTTTCAAAGTTTTTTTCAAGTCTATTTTTTTCTATAGCCCATGAATAAATTTTCCAGAAGTCATCCTCAGCCGTATATAAATCTTGTGATACTTGTTTTAATTTTGATAATGGTTTTAATAATAATCTCATACCTTTGTCAGACGTCATAGTCTCACCAAAGTTTACGTCTTGTAATAGTCTTGATAAGTCTCCAAGTCTTACGTTAGAGTTTACAACACCCAGTTCTAATAGTTCTTGATACAAATCATTTTGTTGTCTCGTACCTTTTAATCCTGTTTGTAATGCTTGGTATGCTTGTTTAATTGCAGCAGGATCGGCTGCTGGTAAGATACCATTTGCTGCAGCAAAAGCTCCAGCACTTACAAAGTTACGTAAGTGTGTGACTGGTGATAAAATTGTTTTGGCAATCTGTGATGTAGCTTTAGGATACAATACTAAACTTTCATAAAGTCTACCAAGCATTCCTGAGCCTTGTGTTTGTAAAGATGTATTCTTTAACGCTTCTGCAACACCCGGTCTTGCAAAGAAAGGTTTTGTGACATCACCAAAAGGATTACTTGCACCAGATGCAATGTTTACATTTAAAGTTTGTGCAGGGTCAATTACTTCTATTCTTTGAAAGTCGTCACCAAAAAAAGCTCTTGCTTCTCCTTCTGATTTTGCAAACATGGGTTGTGATACAGAATTTTTATCTGTTGCATTTCTCCAGTTAGCAACAACTTCATCATTCTTTTTCATAAGATCATCATAAAATAAATTACGTCTTGTAATTAAAGATAGTTTAGCCATACCACCAATCATAGTTTGCATAGGATTTTTTTGTTTACCAAACAAATCATCAAACACTTTTCTATCTGCGGGTGATGCGAGATCTCTAATAGATATTCTAGGTACACCACCTCTTTTAACTGCATCATCTAGTGCAGTTCTGTTTACAAAGAAGTCTGGTATATTAAATAATGCATCAGAAGGTTTGTCCATTCTTAAACCTTTAGGTAAGCCAGAAGTTTTAAGAACATTGTTTACAATTTGCTCTGCTTCTAAATCTGTAAGATCTTTTCCAGCTTCTCTTGCACTAGCTTTAAATAAATTTTTTGCATTCTCTACAGCTTCTGCCGCAGGTTTGTATCTTAACCATGGTAGAATACTTTTGTCTTGAAAGATGTCGTACGTAGAACCAAGATAGTTTTTAAATTTACCACCAAATAATTGTTTGAATGCTTGGATATCATCTTGTCCCAATGACCCACCAAGTTTAGAAAACAAGTCAGACCATTTACTTCTCATAATAGACAGACCACCAAGAATAGATTTTTCTAACTCAGCTGCTGCTTCTTTAGTTGGTGCAAATTTTCTTATACCTTCAAGAACTCTTTGTTTAGCGGCTGCATCTATTTCTCCAAAAGTTGCAACACCATCATCGGCAAGTCTTGCTTCTCCTGATAACAACGCATCGTTTACATCGCCTAAAAATTTTGTTCTTTCTTTTGCAGACTGCTTGTTAAATACAGTACGCATAGGTGGAAACATTCTATCTATATCTACATCAAGATCTCTCGATAAGTTTCTTGCAACGTTTGCATCAGCTGCTTGTGCACCAATAGTGCCTCTCTCTATGTCAAAAAATTCTTGAGTCTTACCACTACGAGCTCTAAATTTAGATGCAACTTTATCAATCCATCTATCTAGTTGTGAGTTGGCTGTGTCTAATCCCTTGTTCCTGTTTGTTATTTTTTTAATAACTTTACCTGTACCACTTAGGATACCTGTAAATAATGCACCCTCTGTACCAAATTTAATTCTGTTTAATATTTCTCTTGTTGCATCTGGGTCAGTATCACTTCTATCTATTTTAGTTGGACCACCAATAAGATCACCAAACGTACCAAGCTTTTCTGCATCACCAACAAATACTCCTTCCGCTACACCACCACCTAATGCACCGGCAATAAACTGTCTGCCTTTACCTTTTGCTGTTAGTTCTAATGCTTCATCAGCTGCACCAACAAGACCTTTGTTTCCTAATCTAACATACTTATTATTTTTACCTGCAAGCATAGCTGCCTTAGATAAACCTGCTGCACTTTTAAATGCAATACCACCAGGGATACCTATGTTTACTAATGCTTCTGTAATTTTACCAGCAGCTGTTGCTTCTGCTTTCTCATCAAATTCTGTAAGGTCATCAAACCATCTTTCTACTGCGGCAGCTTTACCGCTGTTGACTCCAAGGTCCATAAGACTTGCACCTAGTGAAAAGAAACCTTTCGGTATAGCAATCAAACCCGATGCTACACCTGATAACATAGACTCTAGTGTGCCTACTTTGTTATTCCTATCGTAGCTCTCGAATTCTGCAGTTGAAAATAGGTCTGATCTTTTTATAGCCATGATTCATTACGGAAATATTGTGTTAGTGTTACCTTGTTTGTCTATCTGAATTACTTCTTTTCCGACAACGTATATTCCGCTAGGGTCTTTAGCTGTTTTAAAGATATCTAAACTTTTAATAATGTCTTCACCACTCATTTTATCTCCATATTTTTCTTTAACTTCCGTGTCGCTTAATAAAATTTCTGCATTAGGGTATTGTTTTTTAGTTGCGCTAGCTATTATTGAATGCGTTGGAATTGATTTCATTAAAGATGCGTCTTCAGTTACTTGCGATCTTAAATCAGTTGGTTGTTTTAAAACCATTTTAGTTGCTGTCTCTTTATCAACTTTTAAATTTTTAGAAACTGCATTAATCTGTTGTTCAATTGCACTTGGTTTGCCTGCAGCAATGTCTGACTGTATTTCACCTTTAAGTATAAGTGTATCAATAGCATCTTTAGTTGCTTTAGGTTTATCATATGCTTTACTAGCAGCTCCTATGATTTGATTAATTAATTTACCAGATTTAATATCACCTTTAAAGTCTCCTGACTCTTGGATAGCTTGGCTGGCTGCAATTAAAGAATTGTATGCAGCGTCTTTGTTCATACCTTTAATATCTACAATGTCTCTGTATTTCTCAATTTGTGCTTTTCTTTTTTCTTCTGCAGTTAAAACTTTAGGCTCATTACTTTTAATTTCTTCTGTGATTGTAGTTTCGTCGGCACCTGTTTCAACTTTTAACTCTTCAATTGTTTTTGGTGTGCCATCAGGTTTTAACATTGAGTAAGTAACACCAGCAATAGTTAACGCACCTGTATATGGTTTAACTGCTTTAGCAGTTCCTATAACAGCGTCTGTCGCTGGAGTTAAAATTCTTTGTGTAGCTGCAAGTATCGACTGGTTATCAAAAGGATTTTTTCCAAAAGGTAAATTACCTCTAATGCTTCCTGTTGATACTCTTGTTCCATAAGGAACAATAGCTCCTGTAGTTGTACCAGTTCCACCTGCTGGTACAGAAGTAGGGATTTGTCTTCCTCTAAATAATTCTTTAATCTTAGTACCCATTGATGGTATAAAACCACCCTTAGTTGCAGCATTCGTTGCTACAATTCCAGAGGGAGCAGTAGGTTTTTTAAAAAAGTTTTTAACTTTACCAGCTTGGCCCAGGATTGTTGAAAGAACTTTGTTGTGATGCTCTCTTCCATTAGTTCTTGGATAAACAGGATTACCGACAAGCGCTGCGCCACCACTTTTTAATGGCTCTCTAATACCCGACATGACACCTTCTTTAATAGGGCCGCCATATCTAAACATCGGTCTATTTAATGGTTTCATTATCTCTTCCTCGTCATTGCTTTGCCAAATCCACGTTTAGCTTTGCCACATCCTCTAACTCTACCGCCATCTTTAAAAAGTCCAGAGTAGCCACCAGCTTTTGCTAATAGATCAGCAATAGTAAGTCCTAAACCTCCGCCACCCACGGTCCAATATTTTGCAGTATTTAAAGTTTTTTTACCAATTCCGTCTTTTTTGCCAGCCATAAGTAATTACCCGAATATTTTTCCATACAATCCACCAATCCCTAACGCCGTACTTAATGCACCTTGCCATGGACTAGATGATCCTGGTTGTTGGTATTGTGATCCTGCTACACCACCTAATAAACCTGTTAATGTATTACCGTATTGATTCATTCTACCATAAGGTTCGTAAGCACTAGCTTGATCAGCTTGTTGCTGTGCTGATAGTTCAGCTTGACTTTGACCTTGTCTCAATGCACCAAGAGAACCTAATGCAGAAACGTCTTGACCCATACCGGTTCTATTAAAATCTGATAGACCAAATTGTTGGTTCATTTGGTTTCCATATGCACCAGCTAGTCCTTGTTGTGCTGCTGCGATAGATCCTTGATTCATAAAATTTTGTTGTGCTGCTTGTTGTGCTTGTTGAAATCCTTGTTGTAACATTGAAGCTTGTAGTGCAGACCTATCTGCTAGTGAGTTAGCTTGGTACTGACCAAGTTGTGCTCCTTCTCTACCACCACCAAAATTACCTGAAGCCATTGCTTGATCTTTAATATTTTGTTCTCCAGCTACTCTTTGTTTGTCAAATTCTGATAACGTTGCATCAATAACTTGTGATTGATACGGAGACATAAAAGGTTGGTAAGCATTTGCTCCTGTTAACGCGCTTAGTCCACCGACTGTCTGTGCTGATTGTCCCAGAGCCCCGGCCCCTGCTGCCTGTGCAGTTTGTGCTGCTTGTAAAAATGGTTGATAAGAACCTACACCTTGTTGTGCAAGGTTGATAGCTTGTGTTTGTAATGGGTCTTCACCAGCAACGTATTGCTTGCCCATAAAAGTTTGTGGATCTAACTCGGCTGAATATGTGGCTTTCGCCTGATCTGCGTAATCTTTTACTGCCGGTTCTAAATATTCTTGTACTGACATTATATCATCCTCGATTGTAACATTTGTTGTTGTTCATACATTGCTTGCGCACCTTCTAAACCTTGTGAATCTTCAGAAACTTCACCACCTTGTTCTAAATTATTCATTAAATTTTCCATAACTTCAGCGCCTTTATCTATATCGCCGCCTCCTGCATTTCTAACAGCATCTGCAGTAAATACAAACTCATTTTTTGATAGTCTAGCAGGTACATCATCAGCTCTTTCTTTGCCACCTAAGTCAACAAAACCACCTGTTTCTCTGTAGTCTTTTTCTTGGCCGTCTAAGTCAATCATTTCTGATGCTTCAGCTTCCATAATCCCGCCTTCTTCTTTACCTATTCTTCCACCTTTAGCTGCCATTTGAACTGCTTCTGGTTGTTCCATACCTGCACCTTCTGGTGCTTGTTGTTGCTGTTGCATTACTGCTTTTACAAATTGTTCAAAAGATAATGTGCCACCTTTATTTTTGTATTTAACAAATTCCATCATAAGCATCTGTTCTGCCTGAGCTTGACCTGCGCCACCACCCATGTTTAAATATGTTTTGGGCATTCTTCTAGACACACCTGCACCAGATCTAATATATTCTTCGTCATCTTCTTCTTCAACTATCATGCCATTAGCATAACCTGCACGACCACCGTCAGCAGCATAAAAATTTTGCATTACATATTTTTTCTGTGGCATAAAATCTAAACCAGCACCTTTTGTCCCTTGACCTGTATAATAATCTTTTGCTCTTTGAACTTGGTATCTTGGATCCATAACTTCTACATCTTCTTCTTCTTCATCGCCCATAAAAAATGGAGCTGCGATTGCTGTAGCACCTAAGCCACCGGCTAACATTCTAGGCACACTAAAAGCTGCACCAGATTCTCCACCTACTCTAAATAAGTCTCCAAGTGTACTGAACTTACCACCTGTTCCAAGGCCACCTTTCATTGCACCAAATAATTTAGAAAAATTTCCAAGGCCACCACCGCCGCCCATAAGTCCACCTGTTAAATATGCACCCCCACCTAGTAAAGCTAGTTTACCTATAGGACTTTTAACAATTTTCTTTACAGCACGACCAGCTTTCTTTACAAGCTTACCTAAGAAATAGCCTTGTCTAGGGTCCTGTAAGGAACCTATTCCCGCTTGTATCTGTAGAGGTTGTTGCATGTTAGATATGGCCATAATTTTACCTTAATTAATCGTTTTACTTTGTTTTGCTCATTAAATCAAGAGCCGGCATGATGACATTTACGTCTTGAGCCATCTCCTCATTTTTATACCCTTTAGCTTCCCAGTCTTTTCTTTCCTTAAAAAGCTCGCCTGTTTCCTTGTGTCTGTACGTTAGCTGTACTTCTGCTTCTTTTAGTTCCATTAGTCTAATCTCTCCTTTTTGATGTTTAAATAACTAATAGCAATATCAAAGGAATCGGAAGTGCTAGAAGTTATTTTGAAGACAGTATTGCCCTCTACTATTAACGGTTGGGTTAATAATTCTTCTGTTTGGTTAGCTGTTAAAGCAGCTGTTTTAATAGTTGTAATAGCATTATTTGTTATAGTCACAGTCGGCGTGCCTGCAGAGGTGACTTTAATAGACTTAATAATATATGTTTCATTTATTAATGGATTCTGTGTTGCAACCCCTTGTACAGTAGTGGTCCCAAACATAGTAATAGCTGCTCCTGTAGTGTCATTATCTACACCATAAAACTTATACTGGTTTACTACTGCCATTATGAATCTAGAAAGAAACTCTTAGCTTCTATCTCTTGTTTTAATTCTTCTTGAAAAGAAGTGTTTAATTTTTTTATTACTGAATCTAAATCTCTAACCAAAGATTGTAAATTTTCTTGGCTGTATTCAGGATTAGCTTTAGTTAATGAGTTTACAATTTTTGCCATTATAAAATACTTACTAGTCCTCCACGTCTTAAACCATATGCATGATGTTGACTGTAGTCTCTTTGTTTTGGTGCGGGCGCAGTATAGCTACCGCCCGGAGTCCACGATCCTGTTTGTCCCTGGTCTTTTCCTTTAGTATATCCACCGCCATCGTTCTGATTATTGTTACCAGAAACAGTCACTACATTAGTAGAAGTATCATCAGAAGTGTCGACCGGCTTATCCTTCTTTTTATTTTTAAATAGTCTCGATATAATAGTACCTTTTCTCTTTTTCTCAGCTTCTTCTTCGTCGTATACAAAATCTGCTTTACCTTGTGCAGCAAGAAAATCTTTTTTAGCTGCTTCAAGAGCTGCTATTCTTGCACCTTTATTTTCATCAGACATTTTTTCTCTTGCCATTGCAATTCTATCATCAAAAGTTTTTGCAGTCATTTTACTAGCATTATAACCCGCCATAACATTAGCCGCTGTATCGTAAGCACCTTCGCCTTGTACAATCTGTCCAATGTCATTAACCATTATACCTTTACCACTTAATTCATTTTCTAATATTGATCTTCTATTTGTTGGAAGGAACTCCTGCAAAATATTCCCGGCAGCGCTAAGTCCTTTTCCTAAAAAACTATTTTGTATATATTTTTCCATTATACCAGGTATACCTTTTTTAGGACCGGTTTGATTTAAACCAAAATATTCTGGATACATATCTTTAAATTTATCTAATTCTGTTTGTGAGCTGTAAGCAAATTCACTAGGTACAGTTTCGTATTGTCCCTGGGTTGCGTATCTCATTTTTTCATCTTGTATTATATCATCAGCATCTTTTTGCATTTGAAAAACAGACTTATCTCCTCTGTACATTTTTAAATTTGGGTCATCTTTAGCTATCATATCTCCATACCCTAAATTTATTCCTTTAGTTGCATAGTCGTAAGCAGCTTGTGCAGAATTTAAACCACCAGGAAATGGTTGATTAAGATACTTTGGCTCTGTAGCATTAGACCCACCATAAAGGAAAGAATTTTCCATAAGATTATTGTAACGAGTAGGATCGTAGTTTCTGTTTACGATTGAATTAGGGTCAGGATTGTAGACACTAAAACCATCATTGCCTGTAAAAGCTTTAGTTGCAACAATACCTTGGTCGGTCACCGGATCGGCAGTGGGTATCTCAAAAGGATTTAATAAATATTGTTGTTGCGGTATTCCATAATAACCTGCTTCTCGTATCTCTTGGTCAGTAGCCATTATCTTCTTCCTCCTGGGTGTATGTCTAGTCTAAATGTTCCTAATTTCCAATTCTCATTTGCTCCCGTGTTTGCAACTTCTAACGCAATTTGTCTAGCTCTTACTCTTACATCTTTTTTAGTTGTAGAAGAGGTACAAGTAAAACTATTTGTAACCTGTGCGCTATTTGGATATATTCTTGTTTTAAATTTGATCGCAGTCGTTCCTGTTTGGTCTATAAAATCTGGTATAAATCTACTTATTCTCATAATAAATTCACCGTCCCCTCTAAGATCGGGCATACCTACAGTCGCCCCACTGGTACTTCTTTTTTGAGTGATATCAAAATCACCTGAAGATATGCTTGCTATTACAGCTGTAACAGCCCCACCAGCGTTAACTTGATCGGTCCCTGTTTCCTGATTATAGTATATTGTACTTCCGTCCGTGTTACCAACAACATCGTACGATGCATCATCAGAAGAATTATAGTATGTTGCGTGGGGTCTATCAAACAACGCAGAATCTTCCCATGCTGTTCTAGCTAATGTTCCGGTTGTCCAAATAGTTCTTTTAACAGATGAATCTAAGTAGTTAAAGGTAACTACTTTATCAACCGCATCAGATGCTGAACTACAATAAAACCAAGAGACTTCACCAAATAAATTATTAAGACCCGCATTAATTAAATCTCTTGATGTAGTATTAATATCATCGTATACAAAATCTTCTACTAAACAAGGTAGTGAGTTTAATTGTCCATCATAAGTAAAGAAACCATTCTCTGACATCCAATAAGCTTTACCGTCTACTTCAATACAAGCATTCTTGCCTATTAATCCACAGTTTGTACCTACTTGTTGAAAAGAAAAAGTAAAAGGTGCACCAACAAATTGCATCAAAAATAATGCTGTATCAGTCCACACATAAATAGCATCTCTACCTTTGATAGCTCCCATGATTCTTGATCCGTCGGCCAGTCTTTGTGTACCTGCGGTATTTTCTGCAGTTACTGTATATGAATCTGTACCATCAATATTTTCTTGATCAGAGAATCTAATAAACATATCATCTTGTGTAGTTTTAGTTCCTACTGTTGTTTCTGTTCCAAAAAATACTAAGTGTCTATCAGGTGTAGATACCAACACATGACGCGATGCTGTTGGGGCGTTTGGTAAAAGAGTTGCCCTACTATTAACCGCATTTGTTGGAGACCCATCCCATTCAAAACAAGGGCCGTTGTAAATAAGTGCTATTAACTTTTGACCATAGTTATCTAAAACCCATAGTCCAGGATCAATAGTAAAATCTTGTGCTGTTGAGGATTCTCCCCATGCAACGTATTCAGAAATATTTGTAACTGTAGCTCCCCCACTATGTGATGCTTTGGTTGTACCATTAACTTCTCTTGCACCTCCACTTAAAATATTTGTAGAAGTATTATTAGCTGTATAGCTTATGTCCTCTGACCCAATTCTAATTTCTCCAGATGCCGGAAAAGCAGAAGAGCTGGTTAAAGGAATATTAGTTACTGTATCATTAATACCAGAAGCTAGTGTTGTAGTTGCTGCTCCGCTAGTTTGACCCCCAAAGTTACCTGCTCCAAATCCAAAGCCACCTAGTTGTTGAGAAGGACCAACATTGTAATAACACAAAACAGAAGCTGATCCATCAGTAGATAAAGGAGTTCCTGATTCTACAGCTGCCATTGTAATAGTAAAAGTAGTTGAAGTAGGAATTGAAGCAACCATAAATTTTATGTCTTCAAATGATGCGTCGGTAAATGTAGATCCACTTAACCCTGATACACTGTCAAATAAAACAATATCGCCTTCTAGTAATCCATGGTCCCCGGTACATGTTACTGTAACTGTGGGAGTTGAAGCGTCACTTGAAAAGCTGGCTCCAGTTAAAGTTGTTCTAATAGGGTGGATATCGTAATATTGACCACCGACATATACATATAAAATTTTGTTTGTACCTATAGCAGAATATTTAACACTGTCTTTGTTCTCAAATTGATGTATTGCTCTTGCCGCACCGGTAAGTTTATCCTGTCCTAATTGACTCCAACCACCTATTTTTTCAGGTGATCCATATCTAAACCGTACATTATCTCCATCAAACCATTGGCCTTCGGCCCCAGTTTCGGTGACTTGTTTGTTAAATCCGGGTAAAAATCCTAGTTTCTGTAGCATATAACCTCTGTAAATTTTCAGTAAAAATCGCTATTAAATGATATAATAGTTTTTCTCAAATTGCTACTAGATTTTTCAGACGTGTGCTGCATCATGGCAGGAAAAGTTACTAGGTCTCCCTCTTTAGCTACGAAATTTTGTACCTTTTTACCATTTAAAATAGGTCTAATTTTTGTTGTCATTTTCTTATCCGGCAGTTCAAGATAATACACATTTGCAAAATTTGTCTTAGCGTGCCTGTGCCATTGATGAAAGTCGTTTTGGTAATACTGTTGAAACCAACCGTTTTGAATCTCACAAGTCTTCTCCTTAAGGAGATCTCTCATGTCATCTATATAGGGTTTTATTATCGTGTAAAAATAATCTAAATATTCTCTCTTATAATCTTTAGGTAAGCTCCAATCAGTGTGGGTAATGTTCTCATAGCTGTTTCTGGGTATTTGACTAATTAGATTAAGGAGTTTATTTTTAATTTCTTTATGTTCTTTGATCCGTGTTACAATATAATAACTGTCTATTCTCTTTATCTTATTCAAAACTATACCATCCTGTTACAATACATTTATCTTTATATTCATTTACGACTCCTACGTGGGAGTAAGTCCAATCTGTAGGCCATATTATAGTGTTACCAAGAACACATTCAGATTTAAATTTTTGTTTTGGCCAAATGGTTCCTGCATTATCTAAAGTAGAAAGATAGGTCATAAAGACTAGAACTCTTTTTGATGCCTCTGCACAACCCCTTTCGCAGTGTACCTTTTTAAATCCCTGACCTGGTTTGTAGTATTGAATATTATAGTCTTCAACTAAACTCCATTTTTCTAATAGAGTATCTACTTCTGGATATTTTTCTCTGTATTCATTTATGCATTTCTGTAACCCTGTTTTATATTCATTGAAAGGATACATATTATTGTTTACTGAAATAGGTATCTCGGTTGATGTTTTTACTTCTTCGTCAAAGTCTGGTTTTAAATGCTTGTCTTGATTATCTAAATAATATTTAAGTATGTCTTCACAAACAGTTTTATTTATTGTTGACTCATGTATGAAGTTATCCATTAAGGTATAACTCTTCTTGAGGTAGTAAGGTGTGGGTTTAGTTGTTTACCTTTGTCCCACAACTGATGCCAAAAAGTAATGTAAGTATATCTATCTTCGTTAGTATCAGAGTAAAAGTTTTCTGCTGCATGATATTCAACAGCGTCAAACATAATACATCTATTGTATTCTGAATTAATAAAACAAGTTTTTCTAAACTGATCATTATTCTCAGTTCTTATTTTTGTAAAAATTTCATCTTCTTTCTTAGTTAGTTTATCAAGATTGTTCACTCTTTGATAATATGATCTTTTATCAAAAGAAAAACTATTTATATCCGGAGAAGGTACGACCGGTCTAAACAAAGAAGTTCCTGCATTTATATTTTTATTTAAATATAAAATAGAAGTTATTTGACTATCTGAATCAGAGTGGACCCACCCATCTACTAAGTTTGGTGGAACACGTTGTATGTACGACGTTGCTTCAAAAGATAAGTTTCTGTAGTTGTCTGGATATAATACTGCTAAAGTTTTAAGTGCAATTTCTTGAAACAAGTTATTGTTTATTTCATGCACAGGATCTGTTCTAAATCCTGGAAAATTTAAACCGGCAGCATAGTTTTGTTTCTCACAAAATTGTTTTAAAAGATCAATGTCTCTATAAAAATCATCTGCAACTATTAAAGGCCAGTTCATTTATTTATTATTATGTTCCATGTTAGTGTTTTAATTAATTCTTCTAGCGCTATGTCTTTAATATTTCTCTCTTTTAGAAACTCATGTAACTCTTCGTTATCTAATATAACCCATTGTTTATTAAAATCAAATACTGTTTTATCTGCTTTTGTTTTGAAGAACCCCTCTTTACCTTCAGACCCATCTGTAAATTTTCTAATAGGAGATAGATCAAACTTGTAAGATTTATTTGTTTTCTTATGTAATATGCCTTCGACATGCCAGCTACATTTACGTTTTGGATAATTTTTATTCTTTAAAAGTTTTGTAAAATCTTTTACCATTGGCCACTAAAAAAATTAAAATTAACCACATACCTTTTGTGGACATCGGTTTGATATAAAACATTATGTTTTATTTTTGTAGGGAATAACAACATTCTATTCTCCACACTTTCCACAGATTTATTGACACCAGGTAAATCAAGAACAGTCTTTGCATTACAAGTGGTTAGATAAAATATTCCTGTTACAGAGTTTTTATATAAATAGTCATTGTGAAAAGCAGATTCTCTGGCATCGATATCTCTAAAAGTTAAATTGGCCCTAATTTGTATTAAGGCCTCTGCTTTTAATTGTTTAATAAAAGGTGGCATAAACTCATAGAATGAATCATGATTAGGTGCATGGTCGTTGTAAAAACAAAAAGAAAAGAAACCATTTTTGTTTTTAGTATCGCCCATAGTAGTGTCAATACTTCTAAAATACCAAGGTACTGTTTCTGACTTAAGATACGCTGAGAACTTATTATAAGTGTCCTCATCTAAAAAATTATCTATTACTTTATACTTTGTTTTTGAAGTCAACTGGTAATCCTAAATGTTTTCTATTATCAAATATGTTTTTCTCCCCAAGGCTTGATCTATTATAATGTAGAAAGACTTGTGCACAATCTCTACCTTCAAAAGGTTCTCTCCAATGCTCCAGATCACAGCCTGAATAAAGAAGCATGTCTCCTGGTTTTAAATTAACTTTAATTTCTTTTTTATTTGTTGATGGTTGGTACGTTTGAATTTTATGTATGCCTCTTGGTTTACCATGTACGTATCCTGCTTTTGGATCAGGATTTAAATAGATAGGCCAAAGATCTCCACCAAGATTCATAGTAGCTGATATCTCACAGCTTATTCTATCTTTGTGTCTTTGTAGTATATCGCCTTTTTTATAAACTCTTGCGTAAGAGTAAGTCGGTAATAGTTTATCGTTTATAGATTTCTCAATAACAGGTTGGGTTTTTAATAACAAAGCTTCCATGGCTGGATCACCATAGATAGAAAAAGTATTAGGCACTTGTGGGTCTCTAAAAGTCCCCCATTCAGTTTGGTCCTTGTGTAAAAAATTACTATAAAACATCGTCGCCGCTACTTGTTTTTTGATCAACATGTAATTGTAGGCAAACTCCGACAAGACTTTTGGAATTGCTTTTTTAATTATTTCATATTTATCTTTTTTAAAATCAGCCATCAAATATACCAAACGATAAAATTATTCTTGGTGTTAAACCTATTGCTCTATGCTCTACACCTTTGTTGATAAATAACCTATCTCCTTTTTCTAATACAATTTCTTTGTTATTTATAAAATACATTGTCCTACCATACGCTCCTAAAATATTGACAGATTCCTGGTCCTTATGGTTATCTCCTCTTGCACCTCTAGCAAAAGAAAAAAATAGATCTAAAGTTGTTCTTCTATTGTCTTTATTAAACATATTATTCATTTGATTAAACATTTCTGTAAAGAAAACTTCATCTTGAATATTTCGTATTTGAAAAATACTGTCCAATAAATAGTTCTCAGGATGGGTCGACATAATCCTACTTTGAAAATTATTCTCCGCCATTAGTTTACTTAGTTTGTTAAAGTCTAATTCTTTTTTAAACTGTAAGAAATTTTTTTCTAGTCGGTAGTCCATTATCTAAAAGGATAACCTAGGTTCCAAATTACTAGACTATACCTTACTCCTTTCGTTACTGGCTTAACTCTATGCCAAACATGACTAGGAAATACGACAACACTTCCTTTAGGTCGTATCTCTTTACACGTCTGTCGATTATGTTTTTTATCCGGATTAGTATTTCTAAAATCAAATTCTAATTCGCCGCCTGTATAATCTTTGGGGTCCGACAAACTAACTGTAACAGATAGCTTTCTAATTTTTCCTATTGTATTTTTATTTAAATCATTTGCTTCACTTCCTGCACCATATGGCATTGGCCATGCATCACAATGCCAGCCGTAGTGCTGGCCTTTTTTATATTTTGTAAACTGACAAGTTTCGCTGTAATCCCATTCAAAATTCCAACCGGCACTTTTATTTGCTTTATGAATATATGGTTGTATAGCATCGTATATCCATCTATCATCTAGCCAAGATACGTTTGAAATTCTTAATTTTTTAAGATCTAATAATTCTTTCTTTTTTAATTTTAATTTTTTACTAAGAGACAGACCACCGGTTAAAGCTTCTTCTTCTTGCTTAGCTAGACCTGCTTTAACAATCTTATCACAAACTTCAGCAGGTATGGCTGATTCAAAATACCAGTAATAATCATTTAGATTCATAAGTACATTTCATGATATAATTTGTGTCACTAGATTCATTCTTCTCTATTTTGTAGGTCAAAGTGCTTGGGAATATCATAAATGAATTAGTTTTTAATTTTCTTTTATACCATCTATTTTTCTGTCTTTTATCATCAAACTCTATAGTCACAGGACAAGATTCTTCTTTAACTTTAACGCCATAGAGCATTACATAATCAGGTGCATTTATTAAATCCATGGGGTCTGCTTCTACGATAGTCGGAGTTTGTTCATTTGGTTGTATTATTAAACCAAACGTGTCTCTAATAATTAAATGTCTTACAAAATTTAAATTAAAATAATCACTTATGTACGTATGTAATATATCTAAATTTCTAGACATTGGAAAAGGTTTATCAGTAGAACTATAATATAAAATATCCGCTCTAAAAGATTCCATATCTAAAGAAATTCCTTTTGGTAATTTTACATTACCGTGATAAAAATCTAGTTCTGATAAAGTCTCTTTAATCATACCCAATTGTAAAATCTTTTTGTATCGTTAAATATAGTTCTTTCATGTATGTCTAATGCTATAGATATTCTTATACTATCTTTGGGATTTTTGTCAACATAATGCTCAAGTCTAGAATTAAACAGCATTATTTCTCCAGGTTTATTTTTAACATTCACATGCTTACCATCTATAATATATGTCGTACCTAAATTAGGATCCCCTTTTATAAATATGTTTGCACATAGAAACAACTCGTGGTCTTTTACTTGATGTCTATGTTGTTTAATGCCTTCACCTTTTCTAAATGTATTAGCCCAACATTGTATGGCACAAGGTTCATGAATATTATTTTTATGTAAAAACTTAAAGATTTTATATTTAAGTATATCTCCTATAGGGGAGTTTAAAAAATTAAAAATCATGTACCTTCCTGTCAAAGCATCTTTAGCGGTTCCAGGATATATTGATGGACCCAAACTTTTAATATGTTTTTCATTCTCTAATACGTAGTCAGTTATAAGTTTAATTTCTTTTTTATCAAAAATAACTTCTTTAATCATTGACATAGATCAAATATTATAACTATCCATATACCCATAAGGAGGCACGGGAACAAAGTTACAGGCTATTGAATATCTTGTTTTATTGTCATGGCTCTTAGATATCCTATGATACATAGAAGAAGGGAATACTATTAATAGCTTATCTTTTGGTGGGATAGACCAATAACTAGAATTAAAATGATTGCTTTCAACCGTCTCTAAATCATAATTATTACTGGCCCAATTGTTATTATAGAATACTATGTCAGCAACACTGTCACTACATTTGTTATAATAAACAGCTGAGTACATACTATTACAATGTTTATGTCTTTCTGATTCTTCTTGATTATTACAAATCGTAGCCCAAGATGTTGTTAGTTTAAATTTTGTTTTTTTATAACCCATGACCTGTTCGTTAAACAAACAGACACAGTCTAGAATTTTTTTATGTAATGATTTAAATTTTTTATTATTAAACAGAAATAAATCTTTACTTATTCCTGCACCACCGCTTTGATTTGTAGGACCGTATTTTAAACTCTGTAGAGTCTTTTCAATACTATCTTGTTCTTTATCGGATATATCTAAAGTAGATAAATTTATGGGTGTTGCAAACAATGGTATCACTAAGGACATGCGATACCTCTTTTAAAGGAATTATTCTAGTCCGTCAACTAAATCCCAGGACTGATTTCCTTCATTCCAATTATATTTCCAACCATGTGTTCCATCTAAATTTTGTTGTGTTTGTTCAGATGTTAATGCTGGTTCAGCACCTGCGGGTGAAACCCAACTTGCAGTTGCGTTATCTTTTGTCCATGAAGCATAGGGTTGAGGTGCCCAAAATATTTCATTAACTGAATCCCAAGTATAACCAATACATGCATAGTTTCCTCTAAAAGGTGATCCACCTAATTTGTGTTGTCCTTCCCAAGTGTTATAAGAAGTCTGTATCCAAAGATTAGCTGGCCAGTTATTATGTGTATTTAAATGAGCTTGGCCTGCAGCTTCAGTAGCAGCATCCTCATCATTTACCTTAAGTACCTGTAGTACCACGTTTGATTCATCTATTTTTGCAAAATGTGCCATTATTGATATTTATACCTTATAATTACTACTCCACTACCGCCTGATCCTCCAGGTGATTCGTGTCCAGAGGTACCTCCACCTCCGCCTCCGCCTTGGTTTGTGCCGCCAGATCCGTTCGTGCTTCCACCGCCACCAGATCCACCTGATGCAGAAGGACCATTAGATCCTCCGCCTCCACCACCGCCATAAGCTGTAGGTGATCCTGAGATTGATGTTGTGATTCCGCTTCCGCCTTGTCCTGGAGTTCTGTTGTTAGGTGTAGGTTGTCCGGTGTTAAGCGTTCCGCCTCCGCCGCCTCCAGATCCGTCTCCGTCTGAGCTTGCGCCTGATCCACCATTTGAACCTTGTGGTGGGGATTGACTTGGAGTATTTCCTGATCCTCCGCCTGTAGAGCCGCCAAAGCCGCCTCCAGATCCTCCGCCACAGCCTCCTGGCTCTCCTGAATGTGGAGAGTTATTGAAGAAGCCTCCGCCTCCTCCGCCTGCTGATTCTTTTGATACAACAGATGAAGTTGATCCTCGGCTACCGCCGCCTGAACCTCCTCCAACAGAAACTGGATATCCTTGTGCAGTTACTACAACACCTGATCCTGCAGCTCTGGGACTTCCAGACCAGCCGCCGTCTCCGTTTGACTCACGAACACCGCCTGCTCCTCCGGCTCCCCCGTGCCTTCCAGCACCGCCTCCGCCGCCTGCTATAACTAAATAATCAACGGCCTCAGATCCTGCTTCGTTACCTGCTGCGTTAACAGTAAAGGTACCAGGTCCTGTAAATGTATGAATTTTGTAATCTCCGCTAGTAGTTACTGTACCTCCAGATGCATCAATGTATTTAGCATTTGGTCCACCAGTCTGTCCGAAACCTCTTCCAGAAGCGGCTCCTCGAGTTCCTAATAAAGGCATATTAAATTACTCCTATGCGAATTGTGTTTGTGCGGCCAACGCTGTGAATGTAGCATCTGCCGTTTTTATAATAGTATAAGTGTATGTGTCGATTGAGTTAACATTACCTGCAGTAGGTGCAGCTCCACCTTGCCACTCTGGAGTTATAGAAGAACCATCTATTGTTACAGCGTTATTATAATAAGCTGTTCCAGTCTGTGTAACTAAGTGTGCTATTGTAACTGACTCTCCAGCATCCATAATATCATTTAAAGAAGTAGAACCGTCACCTCTAATGTTTAGAGTCCAGTTACCCGATGCTGCAGTAGTGTAGTACCAAACTGCTTGAGTTAAAACGTCATAATTTTTTGTACCAGTAGCCGCTGTAGCTTCTACTGTAATTTTTTCAGCAAGACTTTCAATCTTACCTTGACCATCGATAGTAAATCTTCCGTAACCATTAGGTGCCATAGTCATGTCAGCGTTAGCTGCATCTGTGATTGTAAATGATCCAGAGTTTGTACCACTATTTGTATTTAAAACTAAATCAGTTGCTCCACCAGTAGTTACTGTAAGAGTACCAGCTCCATTAGAAGTTAGGACAGCTGCTGCTCCTGAGTCTCCAACTTTTACAGTGTCACCCGCAAGAACAACGTCCCCAGTTCCTTTTGGAGTTACGTTAATGTCAATATTCGTATCGCCACCAGTAGATGAAAGAGTAGGTCCGTTTCCAGTAGCTGCGTTAGCTATTGTAAATTCGTTAACTGCAGAACCTGTAGCTGTTAATAAAGCTAATTCATTTCCACTAGTATCTAAAATAGACGTACCAATTTTTGGTGAAGTTAAAGTTTTGTTTGTTAAAGTTTGTGTTCCTGTAAGAGTTACATCTCCAGCACCAAATTCTAAAGTTATAATATCTGGGTTTGTACCATCATTTGCTGATGCATATATTATGATATCACTCTTGTCTGTTGCGCTGAAAGTATAAGAATCACCTGATCCTGATACATATTTAAATTGTACTGTGTATGCACCAGATGTTGAATTTCTTAAAAAATAAAAAGTTTGTACATCTAAAGGTATTGTTACAATTTGATTTCCTGTAATTGAACCTGTGAATTCTATCATTCTGTGTGCAAGAGTTGCACCAGTTGATCCATCTGAAACCGAAAGAGTTGTAGTTTGTGCTCCTCCAGCTATTGATTGTGTAGTAAAACCACCAGCAATTTGCTCGATGATGTTTAAATTCGTATTTGTTTTTGTTCCCCAAGTACCGGCATTTTCACCGGTTGCCATTAATTCTACGCCAAGCGCTGTGTATGTTGATGCCATAATATTTTCTCCTTAATCAATTAAGCAGCATGATTTACATCTGTATAAGATGTATTGCCTGTTATGTCAATATCTTTGTATCCTATTGTTCCGAAGCCAGTTATACCTAATTCTGCGGTAACTTCAAGTCCTGTTAATCCTACACCATCTTCAGGTGATATTGCCCCTACTGCTGAAGTTGCTGATACTCCTGTTAGTGGTACTCCTATTTCTGGAATAATAGCCCCAACTGAAGAAGTTAAAATAGCCGGTGTAGTTACACCATCGAAACCAATTCTAACTAATTGAGTTTCTGTTACTTCTATTTCTCCTACACTTGTAGTTGCTAATTGTCCATCAGGAACAACACCTATTCCAACTATAATTGCTCCAACACTTGCAGTTGCTACAGCAGGCGCAGTTATTGGAACTCCTATTCCTATCGTAATCGCACCAACACTTGTAGTTGCTGATTGTCCAGTTGGAATATATGTAAATTCTAAATTAAAAGATCCAACACTTGTAGTTAATGCGGAAGGTGCTGTTATTCCTATAACATCTGCTGGCAGAATAGCTCCAACACTTGCGGTTGCTGACATCCCAGCAGGTTGAACTAATTTATTAAATGAGTCTCCATAAGGCTCTTCACCCCAACCATTTCTACCCCAACCAACTAGTGTACCAGCATTATCAAAATCTCCAAGTTGAGAAGTCATTTGACTTGGAGCTGTTAAAGCTGCGTACGTAAGTTGAGTAGTTGTCGGAGTTCCTAAAGCTGATGCACCTTGATTTGATGGTGCGGTTAATGGAACTTCTATAAGTGGAAATGCATCGATCGTTCCTAATGATACTGTTAATCCAGCAGGAGCATCGCCGGTTAGTCCAACTATGACAGAAGGATCAACACCCCAGCCACCATTGCCCCATTCATCTCTGCCCCAACCTTCTTCTGATTGTGCATAAGGGAAACTTCCGATTGCTGTTGTTGCAACTCCAGCTGAAGTTAAAGTTACATCTGTTGCACTTTCTCCCCAGTTCTCATCGCCCCAAGAGTCTGAACCCCAACCGGATTCATTAAATGCATCGACGGATCCGATTGCTGTTGTTAAACCTAATCCTGTTAAAGAAACATCAACGGAATCTTGATCGTTCCATTGGTTAGCTCCCCAAGAATTTTGTCCCCAGGATTTAGACATAAGGAATTCCTCCTTATGCTATTCTAACTATAGCTGTTGTAGCTGCTTTTGCAGGGAATTGAATAGTAAAAGTTCCACTTGAAACTGTTTTGTCTCCACCAAATGCTACGGCACAAACAGCAGGATCACCTGTTGCAGTGTCATTGTAGATCAAACATCCATTAGCTGTGAAAGACGCAGACGTCCAAGAGATGTCGTCAAAGTCAGCACAAGCTGTTGATCCATCTAAAGATGGTGTAATGTTTGTTAAAGCTTTTCCGCCTGCTGTGTAAGCAGATCCAGAAGAGTTTGTAATTTCATTTGAACTAGAATACGCCGTAGTCGCAGCAGCTAAAGTTGCGGAACTTGTGTATAGCGCAATTTTAAATGTGTTTCCTGTAGACGCAGTAAAGTTATGTGTCGCAGTCATAAGTTCGTTTTTAAAACTGTTACATATTGCCGATGTTATTGCCATAATTTTTTCTCCTCATTTATGGAGACGGTGACTTAACTTGTATTCTAACTGTTCCGTCAGTATAATCGTCTCGTCTTCGTCTACCCAGTTGCATTCCTGCGAACTGTTGTACTGCATTTTTATATTTATTTTCATACAATGTCAACATATCTGTTGGACCTTTTAAAAATCCATATGCCTCTACTAGACAGGCATATAATAAACCTTGTGGGAAATAGGTACTTAAATAAGTCTCTGCGGTTCCATCACTTCCAGAACCTAATCCTGTAGGATATTTATTATAATATACCCTAAATTTATAGTTAGCGTCTGGTGTAGGAGCTATATACATACCTCCAGAAGTCGTGTCTGAAAGCCCTGTAGCACCACCAAACATAGCATAATACTTAGGAAAACCTGTCACATCTTGTGCTGTTAAGTTTCCTTCTGGTCCTGTTAATCTATCCGTATACTCTGCTAAATAAGTTTGATCTTTTTTTTCTAACCAAGTTCCTTTTCCTGTAGTAACGGAAGTTGAATCAAAGACTTCAATACCTCTTATAAATAAAGTTCCTGCAGGCGCATTGATAGTATTATCATCTGCAACTAAAGTTCCTTCTTGAACAAATCTATCTGCATCCATAGGAAGCTCTTGATTAATTCTCATTTCAGCAGCCATAATAATTCCATCTACAATAGTTGTAGATAAAACATCAGAGCTTACTTCAGTATAATCTCTGATTGCAGTTGTTAATGTAGTGTATGTATATTTTGAAATTCCTGACATAATTAACCTCTATCATTAATCGGTCCAACTGTACACTGTAAACCGCCTCCTGTTTCTGCGCTACTAGCATTGCTAACAAGTTCAAATGTAAAACCTGTTTGAATAGTAGTGTATGCAGGATTACCGGCGCTATCATTATATCCAGCTAGTTCTTGTTTTGTAGAAAGAGTCGCTATTTTATATGCACCATAAACTTTTGCTCCAGTTGCATGAGAACCTGCTACTGTTTTTTCCGGAGACACTCCTCTATATGGAGCACTTGTTCCTCTAGTACATCCTGTCAAGTCATTACTTGATCTTCCAGTATATTGAATTACTTCGTTTTGATATGTTCCAACTTTTAAAGGATCACTTGTATCTGTAGAAGTTAAAACTTTTTCAATTACAATAAAACCTGATGTTGGAAATTCTGATCCGTCAGCTAAAGTAATTGTTGTAGCTGAATCTGTAATGGCCCCATTTAAAGTTGTAGATAATTGTAAAGTAGATATGGCAACACCACCCACTGGAGATTTAACATTTCTTAATCTAGCAAAATCATCTACTTGCATAGCACCGTTTTCAAAAGCTACAGAAACTGTTGCATCAGCAGCTACAGTTGTAATAGGGTTGTCTACTAAAAAATCTTCTGTTGGAAATTCTGTTCTAGCAGTTCTTGCTCTTTGTAAAGCTTGCGGGTCTGCACTTGTTGGTTTAGGATCTAATTGTGGTTGTTTAGGCTCGTACTCTGAAATATGGACAAATGCACCTGTCCATTCTCTAACCATTTCATTATATGGAAAAGCCATGCCTGATCTATCTGAAATAGCTAAAGCATATTTACCTTGTGAAAAAGTAGTCATTAACCAATACCTGGGTAATATATTTTAGGTGCTATGTATGTTGAATTAGAAGAACCATCTTCATCCTCCGCTCTTAATAATTCATCTTCATATAACATCTTTAATTCTTGAACTCTTTGTGGTGCATATTTTAAAGCTAAGTAATATGTTAACCCTGAAATCATACATGGAACAAATCTATATGGTACATCAGTTGCATTTGTATAGGCCCCAACATCATCAATTCTTTTTGTATAATAAAAATTAATATAGTTTCCGTCCTGAGCTGCACCTGGAGTTAAATATAAAGTCATTGTAACTTTATCTATAAATCTTTGGACCCAATATTGTGTAG